GAGCCGATTACGAAATCGGCTAAGCGCCGCCAGCGGGCCAAAGCTCGCGTACTTGCTGCGGTTCCTTTAAACTCGCAAGCCCCAGCTCAAGCTGGGGATCTTACTACGAATGGTGTGAAGAAAAGCCGTTCTCGACGCAAAGCGTTGCGATCGGCTGGTCCGAATGCCGTTTCGAAGGAGGAGGCCAAAAGCGTGAGTCAGAAAAGTGGCGCGACCTCTGCGCAAGGAAACCCGAGTACCAGCAGTACGGGTGGCCATCTAGAGGGGCGGAAGCAGAGAAGATCAGCTTCAAGCTCCAAGTAGATAGGCACATACTTGACTTTGAGACACCCACCGAATATGAAATACAGGAATCCAATGTTAGATTAGAGCCCCAATATTTACAGCATACACTACCTGAATACCTCACTAGCTACGACAGAGAAGAGTGGTCTAAACAGATCGACTTCTTGAAAGCCTTTGTCAAACCTGAAGCCAGCCCTGGGTCACCCCATGCGATGCTAGCGAAAAGGAACGATCAGGTGCTCACCCGCATGGGAGAGCGCTTCAACGACGATGTGCTTGATAGGGTTGAAAAGATGATGGCCATTCCCGTCGAGCAACTGCGCGTAATGGGAAGGAAGGAGCGACTCGATCGAGGATTGATGGACCCTGTGAGAGTGTTCGTGAAGAACGAACCCCACAAAAGGAGTAAAATCGAGGAAGGGAGAGTTCGACTTATTATGTCGGTTTCAATCGCTGATAAAATGATAGAGATGCTATTGTCTCGTCATATTTTGAAAGGCGAAATACGGAACTGGCGTACCATCCCGTCTAAACCGGGCATCGGCTTTTCGCAGAGTGATAACCGAGCTGTTTACGAAGACATCTTAAACAGCGGGTTGCCCATGCGATATGCAGATGTCCAGGGCTGGGATTTCAACGTGAAAGCCTGGCAAATACTCGACGAATCCGAGTTTCGGATTCGCACCTGCACAAACCCGAGCACCTTATGGAGCCACTTGCTGAGAGCCAAAGCCATCATCGAAATTGCAAGCATATACCAG